CGATTACGATAAGGGCGTTTCCATGCCTCTACATCGGTAAGCATCCATACGGTGAAATGGCGCTCGAACTCTTCGGTCAGCGCTCCGTGTGTTTGATTATGTTGTTTAGTCATCTACAACATAGCATCACTCTTTACACTCTATGTTGGATTGTTGCAAGCGTTTTTGCATTTTATCATGGGCGGCGAAGCCCAAAAGAATTAAAAGGGCCAAGATAACTGTTAATACAAGCGGTTCATGTTTGTTAGTCTTCAAGCGCGACATTGCAGCCTTTCTTCGCGCGATAGGTTCGCATGAAATCACAATCGCAATATTCCTCAAAGGAAACCACTTCCTCGTCCACATCAGAATTGAAACAGTAGTCAAAGAGCCACGATTTCATTTCCTCGTCTGGCGGGAAACCATCTGCCACCAGTTCTGCGTGGAGCTTTTTGAATTGCTCGTCTTGAACGCGCCCAAGGCGACAGATAAAATCCCGAATCGGGAAAATTTTGTCCTCATGTTCCGCTTTTATCTCGCGGTTGACAGGGTGTTTGGGGTCTAGATAATTTTCGTACATTATTCTTCGTTGTTACGGCCAAACTCTAAGGCCATTTTAGCAAGATGCCAATAAGGGTGTTCGGGGCCTTCATTCACATAATACTCACAGCGGGCCTTGCCCCATCTGTGATAGCGATAAGCGTCCATTGTGGGAAACCCATCCCGTTTTGCCACATCGTCAACGAATTTGGCGCGCCGAATCATATTATAAGTCATACCATAATAATGTCGCAGATATTTGTTTTGTCAAGAAAAATGGCACGGCGAGTAGGACTTGAACCCACAAATGAACGCGTTAGAAGCACGTTGCCCTCTCCTATAGGCGAGTCGCCGCAAAAATTGGTGGGCCTTGAGGGATTCGAACCCCCGCTCCATTTGTTATGAGCAAATCGCTTTAGACCACTAAGCTAAAGGCCCAAATTGGTGGGGGCATAGGAACTTGAATCCTAAAAGGTTGATTAAAAGTCAACTATGATACCGATTTCATCATACCCCCAAAAAATCGACAGGTTAGACTTACGGGGTAATATTACATACCACACCCTGCCGATTTTAAAAAATTGGCTCTGGCGGGAAGACTCGAACTTCCAACTACGAAATTAACAGTTTCGGGTTCTACCAATTGAACTACACCAGAATAAAAATGGTCGTGGTGGTCTGACTCGAACAGACACAATCCAAGTCCCAAACTTGGGGGGCTACCATTACCCAACACCACGATAAAAAATCAATCTATACTGTTAAAGAACAAAAAAGCCCCCAAGTTTCCTTGGAGGCTTGCTAGATAGTCGTTTAAGACGTATTCCCAAAATTTACATAGCAACAAGCCCCCAAGAGTTCCTTGGTTTTCTTATATTGGGCTTATTGTTATTGATAATCATGCGTAGTATAATTACACTAAAAATTGAAAAGTCAAGAAAAATTATGAATGGTGGTCGTCGAATATTATTTCTTCGCATTCGCGAACTTTGGCGCAAAGCATATCCAACCAGTTTACAAGCTCGTTGTGAGATTTATTCTTAAATGCTTCGCGGCGTTCTGCGAGCGTAAGATGTTCGACTTCAACGGCTTGCCATTTGCCGTCGCGTTCTATTCGTATGTATGCACCAGTCATTCTTTTATTTTAGGGCAGTCAAATTTATCTTGACTAAAAATAGGTTCACCGTTGGCCTTTAATACGGGATAGTGTCTTACGCATCGGGACGCCTTTTCTTTCAGTTCTTTAGCTGTCCATGATGAATGCGGGCGGCTAAGAATCTCAAAAAGAAATTTTTGCGTTGTATATAAAGACCTATACTGTTCGTATTTAAGACTCATAAATCAAGAACTTTTTGCCTTTTTATCAAAAAACTCTTTAGTAAGCTTTACCTCCATTTGCTTAAGGTAGCTATATTCTTTTGGGGTGAGCAGGCTCAGGGCGGCCGCACACTCCAAGCACCAGTAAGTGCTGCCGTCGTTAACTTCAGCCCCGTAGTGAGAGTGAGCGTCGCCGCAATGCTCGCAAAAGGGAAGTTCTGAAAACATTGCTGAGCAATCTTGATGTTTGAGTTTCATAAAATAATTATTGATTATATCTTATCTTTGTCAAGCAGTTTTCTTGAAAATCTGCGAATTTCTGGTCGGCAGCCAATTTCTGGCGACGATGTTTGTGCATACGGCGGTCATAGCAATAGCCGCAACGGCCGTGAGGGCGGCAAGACCAATCGAAGCGCTCACTACGATAGTAAGGCTTGCGGTGTTCCTTGCCGTGAAGGACAGACTTTTCTAAGCTCATTAAGTCATAACTATAAATCTATCTTATATATCGTTGTTTTATTTGGGTATTTGTCAAGCTCAATAATTGTTGACCGTGAACCTTGTGGTTCTAAAACAAAAATACCCTTATCGCTCACAAAAAAATTAAGGGCGTGGCGGCCGCCCGCAGGAACAAACCCAAAGCCCGCCTTTTGATAGACGGAAATAGAACCAATGAATAACTCAGCTTTTATGCTTTTATTTGTAAAATCGGCAATTATGGAAATAAAATCAGCAAAATTATCGCAGTCAAACCCCTGCTCTAGATAGCTAATACCAAAAAGAAATTTGGTTTTATCCCACCAGTCGATAAATTCCATCATCCATTCGTGGTCGACTACGGCGTATTGCCCATCTTGTTTAAGAAAGTCTGGGGTGTAGGCTGCGTCATATTTTTCAACTAATACTGCTATGTGTCTAGAGGCGTCCCACGAACTGATTATAATTGGTTGTCCAGCCTCGTCTTTTGCTACTTCCAGCGTAGGTAAAATCGGAATTTCAATCGTGTCGGTCTTCGGTTGGCAGCCCCAAAATAGAAGGCCAGACAAGGACAACAATGCAAAAAGAAACTTAAAAATATTTTTTAACATTGACGAAAACCATTAATCCTCCACAGATAAGCAAGGCTATGCCCATGGGCCAGTCGGTTGATGACAAGGCGAAAAAGCCTAAAATTCCTGCTCCGAATCCCGTGCAAACTTGGATTTTTTCTTGATTAGAGAATTTATTCCATAATTCTTTCACATACTATATTACACCAAGGTGTAAAATGTTCTATGATATATAAGGCAGAGGATGTATCGGTCAAGGTAGACGGGGTAGAAATCGCGGCAACAAGTCTTTCGTTTTCAACGTCTGCGCCGCTTGCGGAAGACAGGAGACTTGGAAAATCAATTGGGGGAAAAGATTTTTCACCAAATGGGCCTCAAAAATCCAGCTTGCGGATGAATTTTTATGTTACTGGCACAGCAACGGGCGATAATCCTATTTTTGGCCTTTTGCGTGGAGAAGACGCATATAATGTTAACGTATTGTCAGGTATAACTGGGTTTGAGGAGACAGTAGGCAAAACCTTTAAAAGGAGATACGACGAAGAAGTCACAGGAAGTCTTTACGAGTATTTGGGGGAATACTATGTTTATGCGTTAAGATATGACGCCATAAGCGATAAGATTTTAGTTTGGCGGGGAAAAAATCCAACAGGACAATGGTTAAGTGGAGACGGGGTATTCGGCACGGGGGAGTATTCAACGTATGAAGCCTTTTTAACTACGAATTTTGAGGAATTCTATGGCAGCGGAGGTAATTTGTTCGAGGTGGGGACTGAGCAAACTGGTACGGGCCAAATCACTCAAGTCGGCACATTGGGAGTTTTTACTGGGTCTAATATTTCCTTGGGAAATACTTCGTTTGCCAGCGGGGCAGCATTAACCTCTCTGGGATTCTCGATTTCCCCGTTCAACCCTGTAGAGTGTCAGGCCGAGTTTGATATTTATAATCCCGTTACGGGAACTTTTTCGGCGTCTGGAGGAAATATCTCAATAACTCCCGCTTCTATCGCTCATGGAATGTTTAGCTATTATTCTGGCGTCACGGGGATTAGCGATGTTTCGTCTATTTCGTGGTCGATTCAGGCAGAAAGAATCCCTAGATATGTTGTCGGCAAAAAGAACGTTCACGAGATTAAAACGGCAAAGGCTATTAAAACCCTGAGTTTTCAAGGCTGGGGAGCTTCGACGCCAGTATTGGAGACTGCGCCCGAAACCTTTGTTGTCTCCTTGGGCTCTGAAGGCGGGTCGATTTTTACGGACATAGTGTCTGGAAGCGTTATGGATGAAAGTTTCGACATTCCTAGCGCGGGAATTATGGCAAAAAATTTCACGATTATTGAAAACCTCTTATAGGAGAGTGTAAATGCTTGCACATGGCAAAGAAAAACGCCTCGAAAGATAGCTCCTTTGAGATTCCTCAAATGGAGAAAAATATTCATATCAACCGCAAGCACAAATTAACAGCCAAACAAACGAAAATACTTAAGGCCATCTTGTCCTCGGAGGGAGGGGTAATTATAATTGATGGGCCCGCTGGCACTTCTAAGACTTATTTGGCGCTATATTCTGCTTTACAGGACATGTTAAATACTGGAAGACCAATCATGTATTTGAGGTCTGTAGTAGAAAGTTCTACGAGAAGAATCGGTCATCTTCCGGGTAATTTAGACGAAAAGTTTTTTCCGTTTACAGGGCCCTTAGACGATAAGCTGGAAGAATTTTTAGAACCAATGGATATTAAGTATCTTAAAGAAAACCTGTTAATTGAAGCTCGCCCGATAAACTACATTCGGGGCAGAGACTGGAAAAGCAAAATCGTTATAATTGATGAGGCACAAAATTTAACAAGAGAAGAGCTTTTAACCGCAATGACTCGCGCGAGTATAGATACAAAAATTATTATGTGTGGAGACCTAATGCAATCGGACATCAAGGACGGGGGGTTCGAGGAAATTTGTGAGAAGTTCGCGGATAAAGAGAGTAAGAACATGGGCATTCATCAATTTACTTTCACTAAAAACGATATTTTACGCAGTCCGTTGGTTAAATTTATTGTCTCCAAGTTCCAGCAAAAATAGAAAAAATTAATTTTGTGTAAATTATAACTTAGTTATGACTAAGTTAAAATTCTGCCCGAATTGTGGCCATAAGTTTGATTACAGGTTTGCCCCTCCGAAATTTTGTTCAAATTGCGGTTCATCTACTGCGCGTGGAGCACAAGTAGACTTTGACCATCGTACGTCGCCAAAAATTGACGAAGAAGAAGAGGTAGATAGTGTCCCGAAAATCGACAAATTGAAAGCCTCCATAGAATTCGATTCTAACGTATTAACGATGGACTACAACGATAGCGAAGGTTTCTCTTTTAAGGAAAAGAAATTTAAAAAACGAAACACTTCATTTTAATGCCGAAAGAACATTCTCAGGATTATGCGGACCATATAAACACTATTGACTCCTTGCTCGAAAGAAAAAGGCGGAAATGGCTATTAAAGGCTGCGGCATGGATGGATTATGACGATGTCAAACAAATAATCCTGATTCATATCCATAAAAAATGGCATCTTTATGACAAGGACAAGCCAATAGGTCCGTGGGCTAATCGCTTAATAGATAATCAAATTCGAAATTTACTTAGAAATAATTATAAGAACTTCGCAAGACCCTGCTTGCAGTGCCCGCATAGCGCGGGAGGTGACGAGTGTTTATTTACTAAGTCCGGAGTGCAGGACGAATCTTGCACTTTATATCAGAAATGGTCGCAAAAGAAAAAGTTTGGATACAATATAAAATTGCCAGTTTCTCTGGAAAATCATGTGCGCGAGCTAGAGCCTAATCATAAAAATTATTCGGACATTGAGGGGCAAACAATAAAAATCAATGAGCGAATGAAAGAAAGGCTGTCCGAAAGGTATTATACCGCCTATTTAATGATGTGCATTGAAAATAAAACTGACGAAGAAATTGCGGAGTTTATGGGTTATAAATCTAGCGAAAAAAATCGTAAGGCGGGATATAAGCAGATTAAGAATCTGAAGGAAACCTTCAAGAAACATGTCATGGACATATTAAACTCCGAGGATATTATATATTAATGAAATTAACCATGGAGCAAAAGAGGGCGATAGAATCCGCCTTTCAAAAACATCCTGATTTGATAAAAATCACAAGAAAGGTGTTTGGTGATGATTCATTAAAAGGTTCTAGCAAAGAGGGAAAGGCGGTAAGGGACTACTTGCTGGAAAAGGGGCTTCGGTATAAGACTACAAAGCATCGAAAAGTTGAACCAATTAATTTGTCGGAGGAGCAAAAAAGGGAGGTTGAAGAAAGGGCTGAACAAGGGGTAAGCACCTACCAAATTGCAAGGATTTTATTTCCAGATAAAGAAGTTAGGAAGCTTGGAATGGAACAGCGGGCAGTTATGGCTCACTTAAAATCAATTAACCCTGATTTGAGTTCGCCAAAAGAGGGGGCCCTGTCGAAATATTCTCCGCCTAATGCTGCAAGCAGGGTTGTGGCAAAAATAAATCTGGCGACAGGCGAAGAAATCGACCATAAAAAAATGCCTCGCCAAATCGAAGTATGTGTTCAAAAATTAGGCATACGACTCTCCAATTCGAGATTTTTAGCTATTATTAATAACTATAAGGAGGCAGCAAGAAGGGAATTGTTTGAACAGGAATTTATTCGTTTGACTTGGGACAAACCAGACTTAACGGCGGATGAAGTTAATCTTTATATGAATGTATGCAAAGAATACATACATATGGAAATTATCAGCAAACACTTAGAAAAGCTGAATAAGGAATTTGAAGATATAGAGAATCAAACCGATATGACCATGCGCCTGTCGGAACTGATTAAAACAAAAAGCGACGAATATCATAAATGTGAAAATAGAATCGCCAATCTAACTTCCACCCTTCAGGGCAAGCGGGGAGAACGAATGAAGAGGCAACAAAGAGATAATGCTTCCATCCTGTCGGTTGTTCAAATGTTTCAAGACGAAAAAGAAAGAAAGAATATGCTGCGAATCGCACAAATTCAGCGAGAAGTTATTGCCAAGGAGGCGGACAGATTAGAAAATATGGATATGTATATGGCAAGAATTTTAGGAGTGGAAAAAGATGACCTTATTTAAGTGCAAAGAATGCGGGCAGGAATTCGAGACAGAAAAAAGTCTTCACGGACATTTTAGAAAACATAAAATGACCGTTGCTGATTATTATCTTAAATACTTCCCTCGTTTTGACCTATATACTCATTCGCCAATAAAGTTTAAAACACCAAGCCAATACCTGAATTCCGACTTTAATAGCTCTTCTAATTTCAGGAAATGGTCTGAGAGGGAGAACCCAGAAGTCGTTAAGGACTATCTGTTAAAAAAGACTAAAAACAAAATAGAAGAGAAGGGATTGCCCGCCGTCATGGGGCAGGTTCAACTAGATTCTTATGGATGGCCAAACGTGAGAGACATAAAAAAGCTTTTTGGTTCATACGGGGCTTTTTGTGAAAAAATAGGTTATCCTCCTCAATTTGGTTTCCCTATGACAAAAAAATTCTATGAAGACCATACCGATAAGCTTGTATGGGTTGATACTAGGGAACAAAAACCCTTGAATTTCATTAACCCAGTTAAACTTGTAAAGCTTGATTGCGGAGACTATACCATGGGCGGAGATGATTTTCAAAATACCTTTGTTGATAGAAAGTCGGCGAAAGATTTTATCGGGACGTTTGGCGCGGGTCTTGAAAGGTTTAAAAGAGAAATGGAGCGTTGCGCATCCATAGGGGCTTATTTGTTTATTGTGGTAGATTCAACAATGGCCGGAGTGGCTAGGAGTCTTGCTTTTTCTCCTTCCAGAACAAATATACAACATATATTGCATAATATGCGAGAGGTTTTAAATGAATTCCACGGGGATTGTCAATTTGTCTTTAGCGGAGGAAGAGAAAATAGTGCCCTCCTTATTCCGAAAATACTGGCGTGCGGCAAAGACCTGTGGAAAGTAGATGTTCAATATTTTATTGAAGAGGACGATGAATGGCTTGGGACGTAGGATTACAACAACAAAGAAAAACCAATAAAGATTTAAACGAAAAATTATTGGAAATAGAAGGCTTCCTAGAAGAGAAGGAGGCCAAACTATTGCTATATGAGTTTTTGAGGGAAAACGTAACATTTACAACTCAAATGTTAATGGGTGTTGAACTCTTCCCGTTTCAACATTTAAGCATTAAGGGAATGTTCGTCGCCGATTATTTCTTGGGGATTTGGGCTCGCGGGTTATCAAAGTCGTTTTCTACGGGTATTTTTGCGGGGCTATATGCTATTATGGAACAGGGCGTTAGCATAGGGATAATCAGCAAATCATTTCGACAGGCTAAAATGATTTTTTCTAAAATTGAAGATATTGCTAATGACCCGAAGGCTGTGTTTTTTTCCCAAGCAATTACCAATGTCAGAAAAAGCAATGACGAATGGACTATGAATATCGGGAAAAGCACAATTCGAGCTTTGCCTCTAGGGGATGGGGAAAAGCTTCGAGGGTTTCGTTTCCATGTCATGATTATAGATGAGCTTTTGTTGATGCCGGAAAAAATCATCAATGAAGTTATTACGCCGTTTTTGGGCGTTGTCCAGAATCCAACCGAACGGAAAAAGGTGAGAGAGGCTGAGGAAGCTCTTGTTAGAATGGGCAAAATGAAGCCAGAAGACAAAACTGTTTTTCCGAACAATAAGCTAATTGGATTATCGTCTGCGTCATATAAGTTCGAATATTTATATAAGCTATATTGTGATTATGAAAGATTAATTTTGAATCCCGAATCAAGCACGTCCCTTTTTGATTCTGATGGTGAAGTAGAGCAAAAAAGGCAGGCCTATAGAATTATCACTCATTTCGCTTATGATGTGGCGCCGAGAGACCTGTATGATGAAAATCTTTTAGACCACGCTAAGGCCACGATGTCTATTTCTCAATTTGAGAGAGAGTTTGGGGCAAAGTTTACGGATGATTCAAGCGGATATTTTAAAATCAGCAAAATGGTAGAATGTTCTATTCCCGATGGAGAGGGGCAAAGCGTGGAAATCAGGGGGAGTTCGGAGAGCGAATATATTTTAGCAATCGACCCTTCGTGGTCAGAAAGTGACAGCTCCGACGATTTTGCTATGCAAATACTAAAGCTAAACCCAGAGAGGGAAGGGGCTACCTTAGTTCATAGCTATGCGATGAGTGGAACAAATTTAAAAAAGCATATTGCTTATGTGTTATATGCATTGGATAATTTCAATATTGTTTCGATTGTAATGGACTATAATGGGGGCCAACAATTTCTGAGTTCCTTGAACGAAAGTGCGGAATTTGAAGAAAGAAAGTTAAAAATTAAAACAATTGAGGCGGATTTTGATAATCCTATGGAGTATAACAAGGGCCTTAGGGAGGCTCGGCGACAATACAACCTTAAGGACATGCGAATATGTGTTTTGCGCAAACCTAGCTCAAATTGGATTAGAAATGCAAACGAATCATTACAGGCCGCTTTTGACCATCATAAAGTTTTATTTGCGGGCATGGCTTTGAATAGCAAAAGTGGCCCGAAGCAGTATTCTGAGCAAGTGTCTAAAGAGATAGATATTAGTAAAATTGCGTTTTGTAGCCAAGAATATGAGATTAAGGGTCAATCCAACAAGGCTAGAATGATTGATTTTTTGGAAATTCAAAAAGAAAATATTGAATTAACAAAATCGCAGTGTGCGCTTATTGAAGTTACTACGTCCCCGCAGGGGACGCAAAGTTTTGATTTGCCTAGAGAGCTTAAGAAGCAATCTGGGAGAAACAAAACACGGAAGGATTCATATTCTGCCTTAATTTTAGGAAATTGGATGATGGGAATATATTATGACATGATGAAGGTTAAGGTTGAAGCGCCGAGATTTCGACCCTTGCTTATAAAGTAACTTTAAAGTTAAAAAAAGTGACTTTCTGTGTATAATAAAATATGGCCAAACGCACATATATTAAACGCGACGCAGCTTATTGGGCGCAAAAAAGCAACAAGCACGAGACAAAAGCTTCCGCAGAGATTAAGGAATCGACCCCTTATGTCAAGCCTGCGCTTGCTCGCGACAACTTAATTTCAGAGGCTCGTTCTTCTTCTGGAGGAGGAAGAACCACAAGGCGCCGTAATCAGTCTTCAAAAACATTGCTGAGCGATAGATATAGCAATATTTCAGGCGGTTTAATGCCGTGGCAATCTTCTGATGATGGTATAACCGTAAAAGAAGCAATTGAATTATGTCAGAAAGCATATGCGAATATAGCTTTATTCAGAAATGTCATTGATATGATGGCGGAGTTTTCTAATAATGAAATTTATTTTGAGGACGGTACTAAGGAATCTCGAAAATTTTTCTCTGCGTGGCTTAAAAGAATTAACATATGGAATTTGACCGACCAGTATTTCAGGGAATATTTTCGCGGCGGGAACGTATTCATGTGGAGAGTCGACGGCAAGTTTGATAAGGAAGACTTTCTGGAGATGGTAAGAAAAAGAGGGGCGAAAGAAAATGAAATCCCCCTCAAATATGTTATTCTAAATCCAAAAGAAATCGCCGCAAGACACGTTTCTTCTTACGACGAGAATTCGTACGAAAAAGTTTTGTCTCAATACGACATAAAAAGACTGGCGGATTCCAAAGACCCAGCGGACGTTAAAATGTTTAAGGCTCTACCGCCTGAAACCCAAAACAAAATTAAAAGAAACCAGTATCAGGGGGATGGCATTTATGTAAAGCTCGACCCGAATAAGCTTTATTTCAGCTTTTATAAGAAGCAGGATTATGAAGCTTTTGCCATTCCGTTTGGTTTTCCGGTTCTTGCAGACCTTAACATGAAGCAAGAATTTAAGAATATGGACGCAGCGATAATGAGGACGGTTCAGGACGTTATCCTCCTTATCACGAATGGCGCGAAGCCTGATGATGGCGGAACGAACCCTCAAACTATCGCCGACCTTCAGTCTTTGTTCGCGAATGAAACAACAGGTAGAATTTTAGTTGCAGACTATACTACTAAGGCGGAATTTATTATTCCAGACCTTAAGAGGGTGTTGGGCAAGGAAAAATACGAGGTTTTAAATCAAGACATTAAAGATGGTTTACAAAATATTATGCTGGCGGATGATGCCCATGCAACAGCAGACATTAAGGTAAAGATTTTCTTGGATAGATTAAGGGAGGCTCGCCAGCAATTCCTTAATGACTTTTTGCAAAAAGAGATTAACCGAGTATCTGGAAAGCTTAATTTTCGCAAGGCTCCCGTTGCCAAATTCAAGGAAATCGACATGAAAGACGACCTGCAATTAATGCGGGTGGCCACGAGGTTGATGGAATTGTCAATTTTGACGCCAGAGCAAGGAATTGACTTCCTGAAAAGGGGAGAATTACCTACCGCAGATACGCTGGATGAAGCACAACAGGAATACATCAAAAAACGCAAAAAGGGTTATTATAATCCAATGGTTGGAGGCGTTCCAACTGTTTCCCCTCCCGTCGATAAAAATGCTCAACCGAAAAACTCTTCTCCCCAAAATCAAAAAGGGCGCCCGATGGGCGCGCAAGAAGAGCCGTCATCGAAGACAACGGTTCAAAAAATGGCCGCAAGCTGGCAAAAGATAAATGAGTTTTATAACAAGGCAGAAAGGTTAATGAAAAAGCAGGTCGGCGCAAAAAGCTACGGCACGGAACAGAAAGAGGCTTTATATGAAGCCTGTCAAAGGATTATGGCCTCAAAGAACAGCGAGGATTGGTATAATACTTTTAAAAACTGTTTAAAAGACCCTAAGCAATTAGGAATACTTAGTGTAAAAGAAGAGATTCTCTCTTTAAAAAACCAGCATGAGCTCCCGTCGATTTCTTCTGCAACAATTCTTTATTACAGCTTAGACAATGAAATTTAAACATACTACCACATTCAGCGCCGAAATCTTCGCCGCCAAGGACATCCCGAAGTTTACAGAACAAAAAGACGAATCTCTTGCTTCTTTGCAAGATTTGGCCCCGTCTTACTGGGAATCTAAAAACGTAGATTTATTAGCTGTCGCTTTTGATGCCGCCGTTATTAATCAGTTCAACGCTAATGATGATGGCATCGCTGCTAATGTAGCTGTGCAGGTAATGGATAAATTCAGCCATAAGCCAATTAATATTGAGCATGACAGGTCGCGCATTATTGGACATATCACAGATGCAGCATGTACAGACCGTAGTACACACGACTTTATTTGGGAAGAAGACGCCAGAATTAAGAAAGAACCTTACAACTTGTCGTTGGGCGGCTTTATTTATAAGATGGTAGATGGCGATTTTTATGAAGAATTAGAGGATTCCATGAATCCTCAATCTTCTAATTACCATTCTATTTCTGCAAGTTGGGAAGTTGGATTTAACAGTTTTGCTATAGCTTTGGGCAGTCAAGAGATTCAACATGCAGAAATCATTACGAATCCAATTGAGGTTGCAAGGTATGCCGAATACTTGCGCGCGTTTGGTGGAGATGGTTATACCGAAGATGGTCGGCGTGTTTATCGCTTGATTACGGGCGACGTTTATCCGTTAGGAATTGGCTTTGTTAAGAATCCTGCAGCTGACGTAAAAGGAATCCACTATTACAAGGATACCGCCAAATGCGACGAAACGGAGAAAATCGCAGCCTCTAATACAAAAAACAAGGGTTTTATTGCGAATAAAGAGTCTAATATTTCACAATCAGAAAAAAGTAATGTAAAAAGTCTTGATTCAAAACTATCTATGGAAGAATTACTTAAACAACTCAAAGAGGCTCTCGCTAGTCAAGACAAAGTAACTGAAGAAGTTGCCGCGAATATTGCTAAGCAGTTCGCAGAAAAGATTAAAGAGGCCGACGTAGAATATCGCCAAAAGCTTGTTGAAAAAGACGAGGCTATTGCGAAAGAGAAGGAAGAACGCGAAGCGCTCAAGAGTCAAGTTGAAGAAATCAGCGACAAACTCGAAGCCGCCGAACAAACTATCCAAGAATTTAAAGATAAGGAAGCACAAGAGGCTTTGGCCACAGCGAGAGACCAGCGTTTAGAGCAAATCGACTCTCTTTATGATTTGGACGATGAAGACCGCAAGGTTATTATCGCCGAACTTAATAATTTTGATGTGACTTCTGACGAAGAATTCGAAGCATATTCAAACAAACTGTCCGTTCTTCTTCGACACAAAAACAAAGAAGCTTTGGCTGCAAAAGCCAAGGAGGAAGAAGAAAAGAAAGAAATGCAAAATGCTAAGGCGTCTAAAGAAGAAAAAGAAGAAGGCAAGGCGCCTAAAGAATCCAAAGAGGACGAGTCCCTAAATCGGGCAAAAGCTAACGAAGATGATACTCCTCCTAATAACAACGGTGAGGAAGAGTCTCTCGTTAAGAAGTTCTCGAAAGCTATCTCGAAAGAGAACGTCAAAATCCAATTTTAACCTAAACTATTATGTTAAGACTACTACCATTCAGACAATACCACGACATTGACGTGGTTAACATGTTCGCCCTTGAGGACGGAAGTGTTAATGAAAATGTAACGGGAGTTGGCAGCGGCGACAATGGGGTGTTTGTTAAGGTCACTACAGGTGACTTCAATGCTGACCCTGTTGCGTATGGTGCAGACTCCTACTTGGGAAAAACCGATTATCCCCATGTCGGTTATAACAAGTATCCGAAGGTTGCCAAGAAGGTTGCTCCCGCTGCAAGTGGTGAAGCTGCTTTGGTTCTTGGTATCACCTTATCACAGACTGCAAAGTACGACGAAAATGGAG